TTGTGGACAAGTTCCTTAGCCATACTGCCGAGGTTCTTAGAATGTCATTCAAGTGCTTCCAGCGATTCGGTCCTGATGAAATATTCTTCCGAGTAACTGGTATACCTGACGCACAGGTGTTCAACAAGGGTAACCCTGATGAGAACTTTGATATATTAATTAACTTCGATGTCCTCAATGCGGACCCAGAAAACGTCCAGGCCAAACTAAAGCAGTTCGCGGAACTGACTCAGTTCAATACTAATAATAGAATGAGCATGGATAACTTCCTGGACATTGCTGCCAGTGCAGTTGACCCAGTCATGGCGGATGCTATTCTTCAGCCAGTTGAAAGCGCTCAAGAAGAAGTGGTCAAACAGGTTACTGATGACTTAGCCAAAATCTTTGCTGGTATTGAAATGCCAGCTAGACCAGCAGGAGCGCAGATTGCTATGCAAGTCATACAGGAATACACCCAGCAACCAGACATTGCACAACGTGCAGCCACCGATGAAGCCTTCTCTGCAAGATTACAAAAATATGTTGGTCAGTACACGTTCCAGATGCAACAAGCCCAGAATGCTCAGATTGGTAGAGTCGGCACGGCCCCTGCACAGATGGGTGCTGTTAGTACTCAAAATATGTAGTATTGCTTTATTAACCAATACTTGCAGAATGATTGAGAATAAGACACCCTCACAATTTGCCTTACAGCGAGTTCGTGATCAGCGTTCACAGAGTTACTATGATATGCTTTCCCTTAATGAGGGCAACAAACCTAAGGTCTACAAGGACAGCAAGGGTAATCGCACAATAGGAATTGGCTTCAATCTTGAAGACGCTGGTAATAGAAATTTTCTGAAGCAGAAGGGAATTAACATCAATGAATTGTTCGCTGGAAGGGAGTTAACCGACAGGGAAACAAAAACCCTTTACAATCATAGCCTGACACAGGCGTTCAGGGACGCTCAGTCATATGATCCTAATTTTGCTAAGAGACCCGAAGCAGTTAAGATGGCGCTAGTGGATATGGCTTTCAACCTAGGTCTAACCAAGTTAAATAAATTCGTGGAGATGAAAAAAGGTCTCATGAATAATGACTACAATGTTGCAGCTGATGAGATGGTTGATAGCAATTGGTACAAACAAGTGAAGTCCAGAGGTCCCAGGATGGTTGACGTTATGCGTTCGGCAGCAAGATAAATGAATATTCAAGAAGATATAAAGGCTCTTCAAGGTTATGAGTCCTTTGCTAGATTCATCAATTTAATTCACTCCCTCAGGGAGGAAACAATTTCGGAGTTACACGAAGCTCCATCGGACAAGATGCAACAGATATCAGGTCGAATAATTACCTATGACCAGATACTGCAAATGTGTGATTGGGAGAAACTTCAAGCAACTTTTAAGGACAGGATGTAACCACCTGTGCTATAATCCAAATATCGCAATCTCTCGGCGTAAATGAGTGGCTATTATGACAGATGAAATAACGACTGCTGACTCTGGGGCAGACACAAAACCAGTGGCAAATACTAATATATCCGTAACGGATCTTGCAAATCGTCGATTGGGCGAGATGACACCTGAGCCAAAGGCTGAGGAAGAGTCAGAGCCAGTTGCTGATGAATCAGTTGAAGAGAACTCAGAAGAGGCTGTTGAGGAAACTCAGGAAGCCACAGAAGGGAACTCAGAGGTTGATTTAGATTCCGAGGATGTTCTTTCACAGATTGACTTGGACACCATGTCCGAGGAGGAATTACAGGAGTTATCCGAAAAACTAGGCAGTAAGGCTGTTGCTAGATTTGGTGCTTTGACGGCAAAACGCAAAGCAGCAGAGGAGCGATTAGCAGAACTTGAGGCAGAACTCAAGGATAAGAAGAACCCTCTTGAAACTCAAAAGGCAATAGAAAACAACCCCTTCAGTTCATTGGAAACAATTGAACAGTTACAGAGTAAATCTGCGGAGGTTGATAATATTATCGAATGGGCCGAGGACTTGTTATTTGAGAGCGATGGCTACGCCGCTGACGATGTAATAACAGAATTACAGGGAAGCGAGTTAACCAAGGCCGACGTTAGACGATCACTACTCCAGGCCAGAAAGGCAAGTAAGACATTTCTACCCGACCAATTGCGTAAGGTAGAGGCCCAAATGAAAGGGACTCAACTTGAAGCTGCATTTGAAAAACGGGCAAAGGATGAACTATCTTGGCTTACTGGCGACGACAATGATACCAGGAAACAATACGAATCCACAATATCTGATCCAAGGTTTAAAAAAATCAAGGAAGTCGTTAAGAGGGAGGCACCTGAAATATCTGGTCAACTTGATTACTTCTTTGCTCATGCTGCTAATAGCATCTATGGTCGCAAGGCGGTGCCTCAGGGCAAATCGGGTATGACTATGAGTCCTCCTAGAACTGGGCCAACTGGCTCCGCTAAATCGGATAAGTCACAGTCAAGAACTGCTAAGGCCATCAAGGACTTGCAAAGTCAATTCCATCAATCGGGTAACGCTCGTGATTTCGCTGCACTTAGAAAACTACAAATGGCTTCACGCCGTTAACTTAACTCATTAATAATTAAATAAAATGTCATTCTCAAATACATTCGATACTACAAATACGGGATCGGCTGTTTCTAACCGCGAAGACTTGACTGACGTCTTGACTATCCTCGCTCCCGAAGAAACACCTATCCTTTCGTCTGCAAACAAAGAACGTGCTACTGCAACTAACGTTGAGTGGACCGTTGACAGTCTTTCGGCTCCCAGCACTGCTGGTATCTCCGAAGGTGCTGATGTTACTGCATTCACTGATCAATTCGCTGGCCGCGCTCGTCTTGGCAATCGTGTTCAAAAGTTCCGCCGCGACTTCATGGTTTCTGACCTACAGGAAGCAGTGGACTCCGTTGGTCCCGCTAAAATCGCTCAAGCCGAAGCAAAGGCTATCCGTGAACTAAAACGCGACGTTGAAGCTACACTTGCTGGCACTCAAGATTCTGCTACAGAAGATGGTGCTGGAACAGCTAACCGCCTTCGCGGTCTTGGTGACTGGCTTGACTCCGCTGGTCCTTCTGACGTTCCTGCTGCATTCCGCACACCTGCTGACAGCATCAAGGATCAAGGTGGAACTGCAATCACTGAATCCGAGTTCAACGCAATCATTGCTTCTATATTCAAGGTAACTGGTTCTACCAATAACTTGATGATGGTTGCAGACATTGGTGTTCGTCAAACTATCAGTGACTTCGCTCGCACAACTGGTTCTGCTACTGACAATGTTCGTTCGGTAAACTACGACGGCAACAGCGGTAAGATTAAGCTATCCGTTGACTTATACGAGTCAGATCACGGCGTAATCTCTATTGTTAACGCTAACCCTGATTGTATGCCAACAACAACTCCAGCTAATGAAACTGCCTACTTGGTAAACCCTGAGTATTATGGTGTTCATGAGCTAATCCCAATGGGAAGCACTCGCCTACCAAATCTTGGTGGCGGTGAGCGTGGTTTTGTTGACTGTGCATTGACCCTCGGTGTATACCACCCTGGCGCTCACGGTAAGATCACTGATTAATCATTAACCAAGGAGATATAATATAATGGCAACTACAAAATACAATGGTAAGTCAATCCAAGAACTCGCTGGTTACACAGATTCAATCCGTATTACTCACGCGGATTTAACAGCTTCGGCTACGAGTGAAACAATCACAAAAACAGTCAAGGCTGGTCAACAAGTTCGCGGTGTTGCTTTTAAGGTACACACAGCTTTTGACGGAGGAGCAACCTCTGCTCTAAAACTTGATGTAGGTGATGGTGATGATGCTGATGGTTACATCGACAATGAAGAAATCCACGTGGACGCAACTGAAGTTCTCTTCGGCCCTGCTCTTGATGGAATTCTTACTGGCAAAACTTATGCCGCCGATGACACTATCGACATTCTGTTCTCGGCAACTGGTGCAAACGTATCAGTTCTTGACGCAGGTGAAGTTGAAATCTTTTTCAACATCATTAGTCTAAACGACGTCTCGGCAGACTTTGCTGGGTAATTAAAATCTGGTTGGGGGGCGCAAGCCCCCCGCCTTTTTAATATGGAAATAATTGTTCCTAAACTTAAACGCTACTCAGATGGCGAGATTGATCGTGCCTTCATGAAGGAGATTAAGAACGGTTTTAAGCTAGAGAGACAGACAGAAAAACAAAGGGTTGCAGGCGCAGCCAAAGAAGCCCAGGCACTAAAGGGGACTACTCACCCAACGCTCGGCAAGCCAGTTGCTAGTATTCCACCAAGAGAATACTTTCGACTAGTTCAGAAGTACGGTCAAAAGACCGTGCATTCAAAAGATTTTTTAAAGTACTACAATAAGAAGTTTCCAGAACTAAGCCCTAACAAAATATAATGCAGACCCGCACCTACAAGGATTTATTTAGATTAATTACCTCGATGATAGGCACTGGTGGCGAACTTGCTGCTAGCGGAACGGAGGACACACAGGTAGCGGATTTCATCAACCGTAGGTTCCAACAAGCATTTGACCAAAGTCCTATATGGCCTAGATATTTTGTTTCCTCCGAAGAAAGAACATTAGTTCTTTACGAACTATCAGGTGCAACCTCTACCACTAGCACGGCGGTAAATGGAAAATATAAATTTTTTGGTATCAATTCTGGAAGTTTTGAATCAGGGGGAGGATCAGCAACGGCTGATACTAATATCTATCAGAATACGGATTCAACGACAACTTTTATTTACAAGAACTCATCTAACGCTTGGGTTGTTGCTACTAGTATTAGTCCAACTGACACAAGATCATCGGAAGGAAAAATATCACTTAATACTTCAGGAACTGTTCAGTTTACCGAGGCAGATACAACTAAAAATGATGCGGTAGAAGATGTAACAACTTGGACCCCACGCGCTGGTTCTAATCTTCTTTCGGTAGTTAAAAAATATATAGTTCCTTATGCTGAGGGGGGAATACTTACTTCTGATTCTGCAAAAACAACGATTGGTGATTTTAATCGTATTCACCGCAAGAGAGCATTCGTAAACGATTCAGCTATCGAATACGAGTTCTTTGTAGACTTTGACGGAGCTAATATACTAAATATTTCTAATACAAGTGACACATCAGCATTTGTCTCCTACAAGAAGCAGTTCACCCCCTTTACCGTCACCTCGGATTACTACAACTCAACGGTAGAGGTTCCAGGTGAGTTCTTTAACTTCATTGCTCACGCTGTGTATGCTGACTTCCTACGGGTCCAGAACCGCCAACAGGAGGCAATAGCCGAAGAGCAGGTGGCTCAGACCTATCTAGCCTTGGAGCTAGAGAAGATAGATATTCGATCTAATAACAATACCGTGAACAAACGATTCTCTACTTACGTTAATCGGCAATCCCGATAGTAACCCCCTGTGATATAATACACAATTATGGCAAAATCAAGAAACAACGCACTGGAGTTCAGCTCCGCAGGTTCAGTCCTAGCAACAGATAGCGATACCACTACAGGTAGCTTTGGAGCTATACAAATTTTACAGGATACCACTATGGGTGCTGTAGTATCTAGCAATGTAGATCAAACAACTCACTCTGCTGCTGCTTTTAGTGGAAAAACTTTTGGTGCTGGTACTATAATATACGGTCAATTTTCATCTGTTACGGTAACCAGTGGCTTAGTTCAACTACACAAGGTCTAATATGCACATTAGCCTTG